AAGGGTGTCGCTGCCTACAGAAGAGCAAACCCTGGAAGTAAATTAAAAACAGCCGTGACGGGAAAAGTGAAGCCTGGATCAAAAGCTGCTAATCGTAGGAAATCATACTGCGCTAGATCACTAGGACAATTAAAAAGGTCATCAGCAAAAACACGTAACGATCCTAACTCACGAATCCGTCAGGCTAGACGGAGATGGAAATGTTAAAAAAGAAAAAAATAAAAAAAGTAATAAAAGGTTTGCAGAAAGCATCTAAAACACATGCTGCTCAAGCTAAAACATTAAAAGGAGTTATACGTGGAACCAGAACAAATACTAGAAAGTCTTAAGAAAGCTTTAGTTAGAAGAATAAATGCACTAGCTTTATCAGTCACATCAGGTGGTGTTGACAATATGGAAACTTACAAGTATATAATAGGACAAATAAATGCATTGGAATCAGTGCGTCAGGAAATCTCTAACCTGCAACAAGATGAAGGAGCAAAAAATGAAAACACAGGAACAGTCGTCGATCTCAAAGGAAGAAGTCCCAAAAATTAAAGAAGGATTACTCGACAAATACGAGAAAGAACCTAAAAAAGAAGTTACTAAAGAAACTACAAAATTACCTCAACCAACTGGTTGGAGAATGTTAGTTTTGCCATTTAGAATGAAAGAAAAAACTGATGGTGGAATTATTATGGGTACAGAAACAATTGACAGACAACAAGTTGCATCACAATGTGGAAACGTATTAGCGATGGGACCTGATTGTTATAATGATCCAAAAAGATTTAGCGATGGTCCATGGTGCAAAGTTGGAGACTGGGTAGTCTTCGCACGTTATGCCGGATCACGAATAGAGATTGAGGGTGGGGAAGTTCGTCTTCTTAATGATGACGAGATACTAGCAACAGTACAGGATCCAACAGATATCCTGCATAAATACTAACATAGAAAAGGAGAACTATGCCAGAGGAAAAAAAACTAAAACCAGGTGACAAACCGGTTGATATAGATACATCAGGACCAGAGGTCGATGTAACTTTAGAAGAAACAAAAGAGGAAGCAGTAGTTGATACTGCTCCAGAAACAACGGAACAAGAAACAGTAACAGAAGAAAAAGAAACAGCAAAAAAGGAAGATGAAAAATTAGAGGATTACAGCAAAGGTGTGCAATCTAGAATTGCAAAACTTACACGTAAAATGAGAGAAGCAGAAAGAAGAGAAGCTGCAGCTCTACAATATGCTGATTCTTTAGAAAAAAGAAGAAAGTTAGATCAAGAAAAATTTAATAAGGTTGATTCTGAATATAATACTAAATTTGCAGAGTCTGTAAAATCAGGAATGGAAATGGCACAACAACAATTAGCTAGTGCTATTGAATCTGGTGATGCAGTTAAGCAAGTTGAAGCAAATAAAAGAATTGCTGAATTAGCTTTCGAAGATGCTAAACTTAAACAAAGAAAAACAAATACGGTTGAACAGGAAACACCTGTTAAACTATCTGACGGTGGAAATTTACCAAATGAAACCCCTCAACAAATGCCTCAAGCTGATCCTATGGCTGAAGATTGGGCTGCAAGAAATAAATGGTTTGGAACAGACCGAGCTATGACATTTACTGCATTCGAGATTCACAAAGATCTAGTTGAGAAAGAAGGCTATGATCCTAAATCAAACGAGTATTACGAAGAAATTGATAAAAGGATTAGAGTTGACTTTGGGCACAAATTTGATAATACTGAAACTAAGCAAACGAACAGGGCCGTTCAGTCGGTAGCTTCGGCTAACAGAAGCTCAAAACCTGGTCGCAAACAAGTGAGACTCACATCGTCTCAAGTAGCAATAGCTAAAAAATTAGGTGTGCCACTCGAAGAGTATGCAAAACAATTAAAACTCACGGAAGGAGCATAAGCATATGAAAAAAGATACAAATAAAACTTCTCGTGCGGCTGTTACTCGGTCAAAAACTGAAAGACCAAAAGAGTACAAGCCACCATCATCTCTAGATGCACCACCAGCGCCCGATGGATTCAGGCACAGATGGATAAGAGCAGAGTCGCTTGGTTTCAATGATTCCAAAAATATTCATGGAAGATTGAGATCTGGTTATGAGTTAGTGAGAGCTGACGAATACGATGACGGCGAATCTTACCCTATTGTCATGGACGGAAAATACGCTGGAGTGATCGGAGTAGGTGGCCTTCTCCTGGCAAGGATACCGGAAGAACTCGCGCAATCTCGTGTTGCCTATCAGCAAAGACAAACTGAAGGTCAAGACGAAGCTGTAGAAAACGACTTACTGAAGGATCAGGACAAAAGAATGCCGATGAAATTCGAGCGTTCTAGCAAAAACTTCGGTGGTACTAAGAAATAAAATTCTCAACACCAACGAATAAAATAAACCGAACTGGAGGCCGTTTAACGACGGCAGGTTCATAAGGAGAAACATAATGGCAAATAGAAACACGCAAGGTTTTGGTTTGATCCCTGCTGGTACATTAGGTGCAACACCTTCTACTGGCGGTCAGAACAAATACAAAATCGATAGTGGCTACGCGACTAGTTTATACATGGGTATGCCTGTGCAGCTTGATTCTGCATCGGGTGCTAATGTAGATCCTGGTTATATAGTTACTGCACAAGACGCTATTACGGTTCCAACGATTGGTGTATTTAATGGTTGCTTCTTCACAGATGCTAATACATTAAAACCAACTTTTTCATCGTTCTACCCAGGTGCTACAACACCAGCTGCGGGTCCGAACAATGGAGATACGGATGCATTCGTAATAGATAATCCATGGCAACAATATGTTGCTCAATTAGATGCACGTTTAGGTGCGTCTGGTGATGCAGCACAAGTTAACTTTGGAAGAACAATGGGTTTAACAGTTAGAGCAGAAGGAACTACAACAGCTTCCGGTTCTACAATATCTGGACAATCCAATGGTCAATTAACAGTTGCAACTGTTAGTGACATAGCCAACCAATGGAGACTGTTAAGAGTCGCAGAAGATCCTGAAAATGAAGATCTTACAACTGCAGCTCAAACAGATCCAGCATTAGCAAACTTTTCAGGTTTCGCTTCTGTAGTGGTTGTTGTTAACAAGTCACAATGGTTCGGAACAGGAACGGTAGGAGCATAATATGGCAATATCACGAGCACAACTAGTTAAAGAACTAGAGCCAGGTCTGAATGCACTATTCGGTCTGGAATACAAAAGGTATGAAAATCAGCATGCTGAGATTTATACTACAGAGTCAAGCGACAGAGCTTTCGAAGAGGAAGTAATGTTATCTGGCTTTGCAAACGCAGATGTAAAAGCAGAAGGAGCAGGCGTATCATACGACGACGCGCAAGAAACTTATACTGCTAGATACACAATGGAAACGATCGCTTTGGCTTTCGCTATCACAGAAGAAGCAATAGAGGACAACCTTTATGACAGACTTTCTTCTAGATACACAAAAGCTCTTGCAAGATCTATGTCTAATGCAAAAGAAGTTAAAGGTGCAGCACCTTTGAATAACGGTTTACCAGCTATCGCAGCTGCAAACGCGTTTCAAACAGGTGACGGCGTTAACTTGTTTTCTACAGCACACCCAACAATTGCGGGTAATGTAGCAAACACTTTGCAAACACAGGCTGACTTAAACGAAACTTCATTAGAAACAGCATTGATTGATATCGCTGCTATGACTGATGAAAGAGGTTTAAGAATAGCTGCAAAAGCGGTTAAGATGATCATTCCATCAGCTAATCAGTTCAACGCTGAGAGAATTATGAAGTCTCAAGGTAGAACTCAAACTGCTGATAATGATATCAATGCAATCAACAGTATGGGAATGGTTCCTCAAGGTTACAGAGTGAACAACTTCTTAACTGACCCTGATTCATTCTACTTAATCACAGACGTTCCAAACGGTATGAAAATGTTCTCAAGAACTCCATTGGCAACTTCAATGGAAGGAGACTTTGATACTGGAAACGTAAGATACAAAGCTAGAGAAAGATACGCTTTCGGCGCTTCTGACTTTAGAGGTATCTTCGGTGTTGAAGGTGCGTAAGCAATAATCAATTTTTTGTGGCGGACATTGTTCCGCCACAATCATCTTTCTTCCCACAGATCGGAAG